GAATGTCAGATCACTCTGCTGTATCGGATGGCCGCCATATAGGCTGTTATATTTATCAACAGCCCCCTGCATCCTCATTTCATCCAAACCAGACAGTGCCTTGCCGCCAAAATGCATTCCGGGAGACAAATACGGCGGGGCTTTTTGCATAACCGCCCCAATACGACCCAGTAACGACGGCGTATACGTCCTGTAAAGACGCTGCGCCTGCGAAAGTTTGATATTCTCAGGCAGTGCAAACGGATCATCCTGCATACCGCCGCCAACAGGATCAAAAAGCGATGCACGGCGACGAAGCGGAACTGGCGGCGGTGCAATCGGTGTTGTAGGTAAGCCGCCTCCGCCTCCGCCCCCGCCGCCTAATGCCGCTATACGGGCAGCTTCCGCATTGGCCCGTTGCTGCTGTACGTCGCTAAACGCCTGCGACGGAGCCAACAGCCCACCGGAAAAAAGGGATTGTATCGCCATTATTTCTTCGCCTTCGTTTTCGCCTTCAGTTTCATCTTCGTATCAAAATGCAGGCCAACAACACCCGCTTCGATCTCCAGCTCCACCGGGCCAGTATACGTCTCGCCGCCAATACAAATCTCCAGTCGTGTTGACTTCGGCAGCGCCACAAGCTCATGGGTCAACTGCCCAAGATCACTTACATCAATTTTTCGCTTCATCTTCTTCTCCAGTTACTTACGCAATAGCCAGTTTCGGGTATTCAAGCGGCCTGTTCCAATGCGCCGACCGTGGCGTGACAATCGCCCCATACCGAAAAGCATCGGCTGAATGTGAAGTCCAGTCGTGCCTGGGGCGGTTCTTGTAAATCTTCCGTGTCGCATCCCACTGCTTCCTGTACTGCTTCAGCGCCTTCACGCCATAAGCACAGTTCTCACTGTCAAACCAGCAGCGAGGCAAAAGGTTGCGTACCTGCTCAATTCCATCCTGTAACTTCAGATCAGGGGCAATCTCTGCCGTAATGCCCAAACCCTCCAATACCTCAAGCCGTGACTTGCCGCTGCCAAGATCATGCACCTTCACATCATGCGGCAAAATATGGTGCGAATAAACATATCCCCGCCCACCAGATTCCTTCGGTCGCCTGTAATCCTCAAGCAACTCCACATAATGCGGCAATCCCTCACCAGACGTTTCATAATAATCAATTAAATGAATTGCACCCGCAACACGCTGCACAAACCAGATCGATGTCGCATCCGCAAAACCCAAATCCCACCATGTCTCCACACGGCTGTTAGGATCAAACGGCACCCTGCCGACACGGCCCTCTAATTCCGCTTCCTCCATCTGGCTGCCATAATACGCATCCTCAAGCGAGGCATCAAAAGAACACTCGTACTCCTGTGCATACTGCGGCTTGGACATCTGTTTCGCCGCATCCACCAGCTCATACGCATCAATAACCCCAGTCTCGGATGCCTTGTGCAGAAAACAGGCCCAGTCCTCGCTGCCAGCAAGAACCTCCCGCCGCGCCTCCTCATACTTGTCAAAAAACAGGTTCTGGCCCCTCGGCGTGCCAATCCAGATACACGACCCCTTCCTGTCAGACAAAGCGGGTCTTACAATCTCAGGGTACAGCCTCGGATTCATATCCGCATACTCATCCAGAACCGCAACATCCAGGTAAATCCCGCGCAAACTGTCAGGCGTTTCCGATCCAAGCAGCATAATACGCGCAAAGTCCTTGTGGCCGTTCTGCAAAACACGCGGCAAATCAATCCGCAATTCCGATTCATGGAACCTGACACCGCCAAGACCGGCACACATCTCCTTCGCATACTCCCACGCCGCACGCTTCGCCTGCGAATACGTCGGCGCAATATAGGCCACCTGCGGCCTGTGACGCGGTGTCCATAAAGCCGCCTGTATGGCATGCGCTACCGCCATAACAGTCTTTCCAAATCTCCTGTGGCAAACCGCAACAGTAAACCGCTTGCAACCGGAATGAAACTCCGCCTGCAATGGCCTCGGATCGTACGGTAAGCTAATCGTTTTTGGCAGCTTTCGCCTCCTCTACAACCTCAGAAAGAAACTTCTCCGCATATCCACTGGCCCTCAAATCCTGCCTGTTCTGGTCATGGGCATCCCCTACCAGCGCCTTCGATTGCCCTTCATACAGCACCGCGTGGTGCGCGGCAACCATCTCCTTATTTACATCCTTCCCATCCACAAACAGCGTGCCAAGTATCCGCCCGAACTTGCCCCTGCCGTGGGATTGCAACACCACAGTTGCATCCTGCAGTATTTCAGAAAGAAACTTCTTCGATAACTGCCCGTAGAGCTTCTCCATATCATCCTTCGTGCGGCTCTCAGGTGCGTCAATGCCAGCTAATCGAATACGCTGCTCACGAAGCCAGGTGGAAAACCCAAGGTCAACATCTACGTCAACCGTGTCGCCGTCCACAACCCGCAGTACCTCTACCCTGTATTCATACATCTTTTTCTATATTTTCCAAAGCATTCCAGCCATCAAAATAATCACCGCGCCAGCAGAAGTAATCATAACTAACTCCAGGCGCTTTATTCTTTCAATGGTTTCTTTCCACCGTTCAGCGCAAACGGCTTCGTGGGTATTTAGCTTTGCCTGTACTTCCTTAACTGTTGCCATTGCCCATGATCCTACTTTCTGACCTCTGCCCTGTATACAGACTAGGGGTGTCTTAACTCGTATGACAATGACTACGGAGAGGAACTGATCGGTCGTTGCGTTCATCGTATGAACGACAAGCCCAGAACCCAGTGAAAGCATGCTTTTAAGCCGGTTTTCCACGCACTAACGACACACTGCCTGCCAATCCCTTGATAGCCCTAACCTGCAGTTTGGTTGCTATTCAAAATCACTTGGGGATGATAGGCACGAGTGTAGCGGTAACATCGCCCGATAACTCCACACTAGCCCTATCACCATATGTTTTTGGTGCTAACCTGCCTGCCGCCCATTTAAGGGCGTCCACGGCCACCCTAGCGCGTTGCGGGCATAGGTCAGGGTCACTGATTACCTGCTCTGCAATATCGGTCACGCGCTCTCCGAATAACTGGCCTCGATGCTCCATAGCGCGCGCGTAATTGTCGCGCATCTCGGAACCGTCTCCGGCCTCAGCAAGCCACCTATAGAAAGTCCCCTTGGCCGGTAAGTGTGCATCCCTGCATATTGCTACCAAGCTCTCCCCATCGCTCACCCTAGCGAGGATCTCAACCATTGCTTTATCAGCGTCAAGTTTCTTCCTGACCAATCCCTTAGCCATCCCCTACCCCATAAAAATTTTTGATAGCGTGGGCGCGTCTACCCACAATGAATGAACTAGAAGGAACTAATGCCACTAAAAAGTAAAGACAAAAATCAGGCATAAAAAAAAGGACGCGACGCTGTTTAAACGCCGCGCCCTATTTGTAAGCAATTACGATATTGTCAGAGTACCGCTACAGGCTGAGTCTACACAGCGAGGCTTGCCCTGCATTTGCTCGAACCTAGAGCGGCTAGCCCTCAGTATGAAGCCGCAACCCGAACACTCCGCCTTCACCATGCGTGTGCCCTGTTTGGGCTTGCCGCCGGCGATGCGTGGACTATCCCCAGTCTTTGGATCACCACCCTTGGGCGAATCGCCCTTGGGCTTGCCGCCAGCGAAAGCCATCCTCGCGTGAGGATACTTGCCCAGCTTCTTAGCAATCACCTTCAGCTTCTTAACCAGTTCTGGAGTTGCTACCGTAGAAGTCATTTTACCAGTCAACCCGGCCGCTATGGCAATGCGTTTAAACGGCGCCCTATGGCCATCGGTAGGCCGCAACGCGTGGATCAATTCGTGAATAAGAATATCCAGTACACGAGTCGGTTGATCGATCACCGGACTAATGAAAATCTCAGTAGTACTGTCTGTGGAACTCTGCTTATACCAGCAAACCCCGATACCTGAATTAAGATGATTGCCCGTACCAGAGAAGCCGCAAGCAATCCTGATTTTTGGCCATACTGTCTTGTTGTTATCCTCGTTGTTAATAATTTGCTTGGTTAGGATTTCACTCTTAATAATTTTGAACCCTTGGGCTAACCATTCTTCTCTAGTTTTATACATTGTAAATCCTCGCTTTTGGGTTAAGTTGTTTAAACAGTGTCTACACTATGAACCCTGTCTTTATATATGTCAACTCCTTTTGACACTGTTTAAACGCTCTCCACACCACCAACACACTATTTAAACGCCCTCCATGTTTTGGTTGCTAGTGAGTGAGTTGGTGATGGTAGAGGCGAGCTTGTGTGAAGCCCTCTACCGTCACAAAACTCTAACCCAGTAAATTAGAATATATATATATATATATGGTACCGTCACCGGCATTTCGAAATACTGGAATATCAATACCTTGCCGGCCATACCGTCATCAATCTCAGATAATGACAGTCATAGCGGCAAGCCCATAAATTACAACGCGCTAGCCGGTACACCGCCATCGCCACCGGCATGCCACCGGCATTACCGGCATAACCGTCATTCAACACAAGTTGACACATAGGGCGGATGGTGCTAGAATCTCTTTTAAGTAGTATTTTTGTGGGAGCTCGCGACTCCAAAACCACGCGACAAGAGGACCGGAACACTCCGATTTTTAACCGGCTCGATTGGCAAAGGCTACCGGATACCCATAGCGAGGTGGGGGCCATCGAGACAGGAAAAAGCGCAAGCTCCGCAACCCTATCCCCGAAGAGGCTGAAGAGAATAGTCAAGCTGATAGCAAGCGTCGGGTAACTCACTCACTCGCTTTAAATTGGTACATAAAAGCGCGGCGTTTAAACACTGTGCTTTTACGTACCAATTAACAGCAACGAGCGAGGTGCAACATGAGTGCGTATCAAGTTGATTATGAGTGCATTGGCAGAGTCTTGGCTTTAATTATTAAAGTTGATGCTGGCGGTCCAAACTATAAGGATATTTGCCAGCTAAAAGAAGACATAAAAAACGGCGGCTCTAGTGTTTTTGATCGTCTCTTGAGTCTGAACAGGTTTAGTCTTAGAGAGCGATATCCTAACGACTTCAAAAGCCTTTACTCTAGCGTCAATGCTGAAAAGGCTGTTTGGTTCAGCCAGCGCATGGGACACGACAATTATCAATTAGTATCGAGTCTCAAGTGTTTTCTCTATCAATCATGTGAAGGTAAGGCATCAGAGACAAGACTATATAAAACTTTGCTGGCAATAAAAAACAGTTTTTGCGAGTCATTGGTTGAAATAGCAATGCGTCAAAAAGAGGAATCTGGCGAGGCTTCATACAAGTGGGGATAAAAAAGTGAGAATTTCAAGGCACACTGTTTAAACGCAGTGTGTCTTAATGTTTTCATTACAACAAGCGAGGTGAGTAGAATGGAAAAAGAAAGTAAAGTTATCACCATAGAAGATTCGGCAATCCAGCGTTTTTGTGCTGGATGGCCATGCCACAATTTTCCAGAAGGCTTAAATTTAATTGTTGCTTTCTTTGATAAGAATGGGGATTTAGTTGACTACGAAATGTCTAATAAATCCGACAAGACTCTTTATGAATTTAACGCCTATGAGGAAAATCCAACACACAATATGGATGAGGCTGCAATTTCAGCACTGTTAAGCAATGCTCAGGAAGAGTGCCGGCGGTTAGAACTCCCCGATGGATGTTTGCCAACGTGGGTTTATGACTGAGTGAGAATTTCAAGGCACACTGGAAACGGTGTGTCTTAATGTTTTCACAACTGAAGCGAGGTGAGTAAAGTGGACATTGTTAAAGGTTCTAAAATCAAATTCAAGGAACCCGTTTTTGGCGGTAGTTTTCGTAATCCAAAATTTTTGGGAATGCGAACAATTACAGGTATAGTTATAAATGAATCCTATGGCGCAAAACGCGGTCAGCATACTTTCACGATTGAGGTAATTAATTGTGATGGTTATGACTGTGAAGCAGTCAAGCCAACGATCAGGCGAAAAGGTCGAAATGTTTACCGCGAATGCGAGATTATATCTCAACCAGAAGACTTTTCAAAGATTGCCGACGAAAAGCACGGCAGGGCAGAAAAGGCGTTGCGCTCAAAATGGGCTAACATCGTGCTTGAGGTTGCTGATGACCCCAGTAAAGGTCACAAGCTGGACCGTGTTCCGGTGGAGTACAGAAAGTAGAGAGGAGTGAGAATTTCAAGGCGCACTGGAAACGGTGTGCCTTAATGTTTTCACAACTAGAGCGAGGTGAGGTTAATGACAACATTTAAGCATTACGAAAACCAGTCCCTGACGAATCCCAGTTATGGATTTATCATCACCAAAGATCACATTGAAGACGGTAGAATGGATGGTGAGACTACTACGGTAGACCCTGCATTGCTTTGGGATCTTGAGGCTGGCAAGGGCGAAGAATTTAAGCTGTATGACGGTGACGGGGTTCTCTATTACGAGGGACGCATGATCCACCAGCAGGGCGAAGAAATGTTCTTTCCTCTGGACACAGTGGGAGAGAGCGCTGGATGCACATGGATTGGTTACAAGTCAGATCATTTTAAAGCACTGTAGATTTAAAACTAGCGAGGAGAGTAAATATGAAACTATCACCAGAAGTTGAATTAGAAATTCTAAAGGCTACTATGCAATGGCTTTACAAAGAAACTCAAGCATTTAGAAAGGGTCTAGCATTTGAAGATGAATGGTTTGACGTAGCGGTGAGTGGTGACGTTTACAGCGTGAACACTTGGTGGAACGACGAAGGCGAAACATTCAGCGTGGCCGTGTACCTGACAGAATTAGACAGTAAAGGTTATCGGAAAGAGGTTATGGAATCTGAGACTGTTGTCCTAGAACTTGGAAAATAACAGTAGACCCCCAGCATTGGGGGTCTACTCCTTTTTGTGAGAATTTCAAGGCACACTGTTTAAACGCAGTGTGTCTTAATGTTTGCACAACTAGAGCGAGGAGGAAGTAACATTATGGAGACACACAACATAAACATAAAATTGACGACAGTAGAACTTTTTGAAGTAGTGAGACTTTTGCGGCATACGTTAGGCAAAGGGGAGACTTTACCAGATTCGGTTCCTGTAGTTGACGACTACGCTCTCCAGCGTGGGTTCACTAAATTAAGTACAGCTCAGTGGGAAAACCATTGCAAGCTCCTCAAAGAGAGGGAGTGACAGCTTTCAGACGCACTGTTTAAACGCAGTGCGTCTTGATGTTTTCACTACAACGAGCGAGGAGAAGTAAAATGGAAGATATAATCAAAGATTTTCAAGGTGAGAATAGATTTTTATCTAATTTTTTTGAAGCTCCAGTAAGAATTAATAATAAAATTTTTCCTACGTCAGAACACGCCTTTCAAGCATTAAAAAGCTGGCATGAAGATGACTGGGATAAAATATTAAAATGCGAGACTGCTGGTAGGGCAAAGAGAGCAGGACGTAAATTAAGAATTAGAGAGGATTGGGAAGAAGTTAAATTAAAAATAATGAAAGAAATAATAAGAAGAAAATTCTCTCAGCATCCTGATCTAGCAGACAAGTTAGTTGCAACGGAACAAAAAGAATTACAAGAAGGTAATAATTGGGGTGATACATTCTGGGGAATATCTAACGGAAAGGGTCAGAACAACCTTGGAATTATCTTGATGGAAGTCAGAGAAGAATTAGTTAGGTTCAGACATAGAACGAATTTATGGCCGGTATGATAAACTAGGTGACAACCTTTAGGCACATCGGAAACGGTGTGCCTAGAAGTTTTCACAACGAGCGAGGAGGACTAAACCGTGACTAGCTATACAAAAGGTCGATTTGAATTTATTGGCCCCGACTCTTGGTCGGAAGAGCAGACCAAAAAAATGGGCGACGCGATTTTAAAAAAAGCCGCCAACCAAATACAGGCAGACAACAAGAAATTGGAAAAACTAAAAAACAAGAAAGCGAGGAAATGACATGGAAAATAAAATGAATGATCGTGGTAGTTATTTGCGGCAAAAAGAAGAGTGGGTAGATCAAGATCAACTTGATAGTTGGGTTTTTCTTAGACCATTTCAAAAGGCCTTAATAAACCAGCTCACCAACACGGTTGCCGGTAAAGGCAAGCCAATTACGGAATCAGTGTTGGAGGGGATTATCCGTGAAGCACAAATAAAAATTCACAAGAAGAGATTTGGAAAAAACTGGCAAAAGCATTTTGAAGATTAACATTGATGCCCCCCTTTTTATTGGGGGGCATCATTTTTTTTCATAAACAAGCGAGAAAATGACATGGAAAAGAAAAACACAGTTTTCGATCTTCGGTACGCACAGTACATTAATGGTAAGTCGCAGGGTGCAGAATTTGGGCCTTCAATCGCAACTTTTTGGAATCGCCCCAAATATGTACCTTCCGATTGCGAGGTTTTCGAGGTTGAGCTTACTCAGGCCGAAATGGATATAGCCTGTAAATCACCTTACACAACCAAAGAAGAGTGTGATCTAAGTATTTCCAATCACATTTTGAGTCTGAAGCGAGGAA